GACCACCACCGCCTATACCTCCAGCCTGAGTACCAGGATTACTGAAAGGATTATATGGACGGGGAAAAAGTGGCTGAGTTGTAGCCGATGACTGAGCCTGACTAGCCTGTCCCTGAGCACCCTGGCCACCAAGACTCAGTGTTCCTATCTTGGCAGTAAGATTACTAACAGCAGTTGTAAGAGTATCAAGCGATGACTGCAAGTTATTTGTGCCAGCCATGAGTGTACCGCCTGCGCCGCCAATATTACTTTCAGCTACAGGCCACCCGTTATCGTTGCTAGGTGTGGTCACTCTTTATTCCCCATTCGCTCTGCCTTTGCCAGCGCTCTCTTATACCAGTGCTTGCGTTCTCTTGATGAAAGTTCCTTGACTGTCTGCACAGTCCAGTGAGGATAAATATCTATGATGGTTTCTATATCCCTATAGAGGGAGTAGTAATTGATGCCCCTAGATCCATCCGAAGTCGAGAAACAAATGCGCCAGTCCAACGGCTACTTTTACTTCCTCGCCGCAAGCATCACATGTATAACTTACCTGATCATACTTCGGTCCTGGCTGTCTCTTGTCAAGTTCATCAAGAATCTTGTGCCTGTCAGGAATGGACATTCCCAGAGCCAGCGACGGAAAAGCAGCCATCGACTGTCTTCTGCCGTTTGCTTCCTCAATTTCTATCACACAGCGAGACAAAAGAATGCTCTGTCTTTCCGCTGTTGTCAGTTCCTTATTCTCATACAGGGCAGTCTGATCTGCTCCGTTAGCCAGGCGAACTGTTGCTGACCTGCCTTTTCTGAGTGGAACTTCAAATACGATTTCTTCCTCAGGATTGTCCAGAGATACTGACGGGATATCACTCAGTTCCATTGAGAGATCCGTGTCAGTGCCGCAATTCAGGCACTTCCATTTCTCAATGTCTAGCTCTTCACCGTAAGTAGCTCTCCTGATCCCTAGAATCAGGGCTTCTCTGTCCCCTACTAGTAGTTCTTTCAGCAGAGATTCCGTCTTTGATGGAGGGAAATCACCAATCTGCACTACGCCACATCTTAGCAGCCTGTCAATGAAATGGAAGACACTCATAGACTGACTAGCTTTAGCCAGAGCCTCTTCATCCTGACCAGTAAGCTCTTTCACAACTGCTGTACGAATAAGCTGGTCATCTTTTATCAGACCTCCCGGCAAAGTCACCAGATCGTCTGCCGGGAGGGTGATAGTAGGAATCTCATTAACGTGAGTGTCAGATAGTATTGCCTTTATTTCTGCATTTGTCTTCCCAGGATTCTCAAGCGCCTGATCGGGAGTTACAACTTCACCGAATTCTGGTACCTGTACAATCTGGGCTTTTGTAGTTCTTGTCCTAGATGTCATTTATTACTCCGAATGAAATTATTTTTTAAGCTGTACCGTTTCCTGGTGCCTTAGCATCGCTTGCGCCGATACCTGCCGCTACTGTGTAACCGAATCCTTCATGAGCAAGCACTAGCTGGTTGATGAACAACTGGTTAGCTCCAGCGTCAAGATCAGACCAGGCTACGCTTGTTGGCCACGCATTATAAACCGTGAACCATGCCTTAATAGGCACTGATGAGTATGTAACAGGGTGGTCTAGAACCTGAATGTCAACTGTACGACGGAAATCATGACCAGCCTTGTTAGTTCCTGTACCCTGCAAAACTGAGAATAGCTCACTCATCCAGTTAATTGCTGTCTTATCTCCTACCGCAACACCGCGAGATAGGGTGATAGGTGAAAAGTCTGCCTGCCCTGGCATCTTCTGCGTTGTCGTGTTGTATCCACCTTCACGATATGCGATAACGTCTACCGTGATATTCAGTCCGCTGATACTCATGAATCCAATGTTGATGGCCTTGCCCTTAGGAGGGTGAATAGTCACAACGAACTTGAAGTTACGTAGCGGGTCTGTAGCTAGGTGGGCGATAGATGACTTCTGTGTTACTGGCATTAGTCTATCTCCCTTAGGTTGTTGAAGTTGAAGTTGTAATAGTTGTTGATGCTGTGCTCTGGAACTGACTGATGTTAATCAGGATGAATTCTGCTGGGCTCAGCAATGATACTGCTACGTTACAGTTAACGATACCTGCCTGTGATGTAGCCGGTGTGTTAACAGTGTCGTCACAAACAACACTGAATGAATCGGCTGCTGTGTCGCCACCGAAAACACCTTGCTGGAATTGCTGAGTCAGGTAGTTAGTCAGAACATATGTGATCTGTGACCACAGGTCTGTGCCATTAGGCTCAAACAATGCGAACTGAAGCAGGTTAGTGAAGTCGTGCTCTAGCTTGATTAGCTCACGTCTTACTGCGATGTACCTGTCCGGGTAACCCTGAGCAAGTGTCCTTGCTCCCATAACTGCCGGGAAATAACCAGGAACATTGTAGATTGGGTTAACGTTAACTGCATTCAGGTTAGTAAGGTCAGTTGTCGTGAAGTTAGTCTCAATGTTCTGGAGATTAATCTGACCATAGCTGACACCAGCAGGAGACTGCCACGGACCAACCTTTGTGTCTGTTGCATTCCAGATACCTAGAATAGCGCCGCCTGGCGGAACCCAGATCGTAGCTCCTGGTAGTGATGAAGCAGGGTTAGTGATCTCAATCCACGGTGCATAAAGTGTTGCATATGTTGATGTTGTCAGCGGAGAACCACCAGACACCATGTTGACATAGTTAGCAGCAACAGTTGCGCTTGTCTCCGGGAAATTAGGAGCAGGTCCGTCAATGATGAACATCACATTGCCCTGTTCCTCTGCCCACGCAATCAGTGTGTTAAGTGATGTCGTGTTGCTAAGACCAGGAACGTTAACATTAAGTACCTGTCCCTGCATCTGTCCTAGATACAGCGGAATTGATGTTGTCAGGTTAGGTGCAGTAACACCATCACCGCCGCCTGTCAGTGCTGTTGCGCTGACAAGTGCCGGGTCATTAACACCAGCAATGTATGTGTTGTTAGGCAGTGTTACTGTGATGCTTACGTGAGTTGATCCTGAGATCGGAGAGTTAACAATAGACAGCACGTACCTTGAGTCGTAAGGATTGATGCTAAGGTCCACGAAAGACTCAACGATATTTGATGCCGCTGTTCCACCCTGGTAAACAACAAAATTGAAACGTCCTGTTGTACCTGCTGTAGTAATGGCAACGTAAATCTGGTTGCCCCACGCACCGGGAGAGTAAGCATTTACGGTAATAACATTATCCTGCGGGCTATTAATGTCCTTTAGTGTCAGTGTCGCTGTGCTAGCGTCTGAGTTAGGAATTCTCAGAACATAGCAACTTGAACCGCCGTTGTTAAAGAACTGATAAACAGCGTATGGCAGGTAGTTTCCTACTGGTGCTGTGCTGAAGTTGCCGTAAAGCTGAGTGAAGGCACTCCATGAAGATACCAGCGTAGGAACTGTTGGTCCCTGATTGTAAGCCGCCGCGAAAACTTCAACAGCTTCACCAGGAATAGAACTTGTATTTGAAAGGGGCGTCAAACTCTCTGAGATATAGATGTTTGGAGGCCCGATAGGTGTGGTCATTTTTACTCCTATGAGTTAAGCTGAGCGACGTTCCACGCACTGCCCAAGCCAACGCTGAGCAAGGCGCGATCTTCTGCTAGGGTTGCTGGCACAATGTCAGACATGTCTTCGTAAACACTCAGATCTAGGTTAATAAGATTGGCTAAAACTGGTTGTGCGATTTCTGGCACTAGCTCTGAGAAAACTCTTATAACATAGTTAACCCAGAAAATTCTCTTCCCATTTGAATCCTTACCTGTCTGTAGCTCAGGACCGCCGAGAAGCTGAAGCGTTCTCTTGGTGCCATCCTGCGGAACATTAAGGTAACCATACTTTGCATGCAGGTAATTATATCCTGCCAGGGTTGAAGTCAGCGGAATAGTATGCTCATGCATAAAACGCGAGTACACGGTAACCTGGTAATCAAAATTGTAAGGTATCGGATACCAGGACCAGTAGGGACTATCATGAGGATCAAAATCTGGTACGTTTGTGCCGTCTACAGGGTTGACGTAATTAGGGTCATCATTGTAGACAGGATCAAACCACCAGGGAGCGTATCCTTCAGGAGCATAAGGAAGTTTTGCGTATCCATCATGCATTCTCTCAGGAGCAGGATACCAGCCATTATGCGAGATGACAATGATAGGAAAAGTAAGATCTGCTACCTCTGATTCAGGAAGCCTGTAACGGACAGGAACAGGACGATTAGCCATGTTAGCATCGCTTACTGTCAGTCCCTGAAGTTTCAGTTTAAGGGCAGCATCTTCATTAAGCAACCAAGGAATCGTAATCACTTAGCCTTTCTGGCATGCTTATAAGCAGCATACCCAACGGCTGCTGCTATGATAGCTTCTGCTTTCCTCCTGGCTGCGGCATTTGCTGTCTTATTAGACTCGTAGATCCCATTCAAGAAATCGGAAACACTGGCAGAATTAACATGCGTCCCTGGTGACTCAGGAATCGCAACAGGCTTGTAAGCACCAGCTTTTCTGGCCATGAAAACTCCAATTTCTATGGGCAAATGTAAAAACGCAACCTAGATAGTATCTCGCATGGATACTATGTGACTATCATAGCAGAAAGATTACGTACATGGGTACAAGTCAAGCCATACTGAGTTAATAGTGAATGAATCTGAACTTCCGCCCGTAGCCAGAGCCTGCAACTGTAGTGTTCCCGACGATGCAAATGTAGCATCTCCCTCTAGCTCAAATACCTGACCATTAGAACTACCAAGGTTAACACCGCCCCCTGTTCCTATGCTGGTCACAGCACCTGATCCCTGAATATATCTGACGCTGAAATCTTCTGCGCCCTCATTAGCGAAAGATTTCATAGTAAGACCATAGTTACCGCCGCTTGTAGTGCTGGGGCAAGTAAACTGGAACGACGCCTCATTAGCAGAAGCAGAAGTTGAAATAATGATTGTACACTTCCAGCGATAATGAATCGCCGCCACTGATGCAGAAGAACTAGTAACGTTACCATAGCTGCTGCTTGTAATATTCTGATTTGGATAAGCAACAATGTGCAGTACGCCCGTACTGTAAGCATTACCGTCTGTTGAAACATATTTAAGCTGCCCAGTCGATGAGAAAGCGGCAGAAGCACCTGAAGGTGTTGAAGGTGCTGACTGATTCTCTACATATACTGGAGCATCTGCCGTAAGGTTACCAGATACAGTAAGGGCAGCCGCCGTAGTTCCTGACGAAATAGACAATGAGCTAAGAGATGTACTTCCCGAAACTGACAAGGTATCTGTTGAAGTTCCGCCAGTAACCGCAAGACCGGAAGCAGTAGCAACTTTACCGGAAGAGTTTCCTGTCAGCTTTGCCGTGTCACCATTGCTGTTACCAAGATACAAGCCACCGCTATCATCTATGCCTACGTGAGCACCCGAAGCAGCGGGAATATTCAGTGTTCCCGTAATTATTACGTTGCCGGAAATACTTCCGGCTGGAGTCTCTGAGTACCCTGTAGCATTGTAGTTCGACCAGTTGCTAATGCCACTTGGGTAAAGAATATTAGAGCCAGTGTATGTGCCATAATATCCTACGATTACTATGTTCGTATTAGTGTATGAGCTATATGTCAGATCCGAATACACTGGATAAGGATATGTTCCGACTGTGGCCATGCCAAAGAATGAAGCACCATTACATACTGCATTGTTATATGTGCCGCTTGTCAGTCCAGACGGAGTAGTAGATGTGCTTGAGGTATTCAGCCTGATCATCGGTACAGTAGTAGAACTACCGCCATAAGGAATGCCATTAAATGATGAGACATGAATATTTGCACAGCCATTAAGTTCCATAGCCGGGCTACCGTAGGGGTGCTGAATGCTAACATCTTCAACATTTACTTTCGTACACTGAATGATGAAGATAGGAGTACATGAACTAGTATATGTTCCCCCATTTGTAGCATCCATGTATCCTCCTGTGATCATGATATTGTATGCTGCCGGAACATTATTTGTCCCGAACTGACAATTCGTGATCATGTACTGCGGAGTAGAAGAACCTCTTACAAGTGATGCACCTTCTGAAAGATGAAGGTGAGTATGGCTGCCAACGTACAGGTAGTTATCAATTGTATATGTTCCTGCCGGAATCCATACCTCACCACCACCGGCTGAAGCTGCGGCGTTAAGAGCATTCTGAATGTGTGTTGACTGATCAGCACCAGTGTTAGGAACCGCACCATAATCGGCTACAACGTCGTAGTAATTTGAAAGAACTTCTGTAGTAGGCGGAAGAATACTTGACGGCAACTGACCGGAGCTATTCAGCTTTGCATAACCGTTTGCCTGGTTAACACCTGTAGTGATAGGAGTAACCAGACTCTGAGCATATGCCCTGTCTCCGTGAGGATCAGCAGGGTTGTTCGCAGCATGGCTGGCAATACTAGTAGAAGCACTATTGGCAGTACTGTTAACCTGGTTGATGGCTGTATTAAGCTCATCTCCCCAGTCTGTCTGGCCGTCTTCCGGTAATGTAATACTCACATTAATCCTTATCTATAGGGCTGGTTGCCCTGACTCCATTGATTGAACAACTGATCATCAACTAGCTCATCTGGCTTCATCTGTGTTGCATACAACGCCACGATAACGTTTCTCTGCTGAATCTTTCCCTCAAGTGAAAGTTGCAGAACGCGGAAAATCTTCTGATTATAGTAGACACGATCATTCAGGTAGTCACCTGTCTCAATTTCAGCATAATCCATACCCACGCCAGTAAACTGATCAAATGCTATCGTAGCAGATAGTGTGTCATTGTAGTAGAAACCAGTGTCTGTGTTCTCATTCTCACCCTGAATATGAATAACATGCAGAACAGGCAAGCGAACTGGCGGGAAGTAAACCCTGCCCTCTCCTATGGCCTCATCATAAATAGGATCAGTAATGGTAGCAGCCTCATTGAAATGGTAGTAGTCTAGCCAGTCACCAGAGACATCGCGCCAGCCACGCATCGCTTTGTACATACGATCTGTTTCATTATCGGCATTCATTCTGCCGCGTTTCCAGTCAAGTCTTCCCATTAGCCTAGGTAGTTTCTAACGTAGGTATCCCCGCCGACTTTCTTAGCCCATTTCTTGCCAGGACCAAGCTGATTCTGAGAATGAAGAGGCTGACGACCATACTTAGGTGCTTCATTCCAGAGCATAGTACCAATCCCTTGCCTCTGGTGAGCATCAGCTACAGAAATATTAGCTACTTCGCCTGTATGCCTGTTCCATGACATCTCACCGACCGGCACCTTACCCCCGCCAAAATCAGGGTGGTAAGCAGTCAGCCAGTGGTGAGATTCATTCTCGTCAGGCTCAAGCCTGAACTGGCTAGGATTAAGATGTCTCTTAGCACTCATCAGTAACCTGACGCATTCCACAAAGGCGATGGGATACCAGAATCATCCATATCTGGCTTGTCAATCTGCGGCAACTGACGGTCTGGCCATCTGTGATCATCGTACTCACGCTCTGCGAATAGAGGAACAAGTCTGCCAGTAGTACGAGACACACGACGTAGCTTCAGCATCTCAATGCGGAAAGCACCAACATTAAGAAGACCACAGTAACGCTGGTATCTTTCTTCCAGCGTCATAATGTGATCCATTAGCTGACGGTACCTGGATACACGATCTATGCTAGTGCCTTCAGCAGTGGCAATATTCGCGTCAGTAGCAGCATCATTAGCAAGAACCCAAAGAACATTGTAAGTTGAGAGCATTACGATAAGAGGCTCTTCTATCTGCGGAAGATCTTCCAGCAGTTTCTCATCCTCACGATAGGTAATGAAACCTCTCTTATCGTGGAATCTTTCTGTTCTGTACTGACCATGTGTGTGCTGTCTTACTGAGTCCATGATATATGTACGTAGCTCATGGTCAGTGAACATGCCCCAAGCCTTACCCTGAGTCAGGAGCATAGCTCCATTCGGAACAGGATTAGTAAGCTGAAGGAATCCTAGAACGTCATCAATAGTGTAATCGACGTTGTTAGTCAGAACCTGTGTTGAAGCACCATTCACAAGCGTAACTGTCACAGAATCTTTATCTATATTCTGCTTCGGCAGGTCGTACAGTGATGTAAGCCCGTCGCCAAGGGAATTAGTCATGAAAGGCTGAAGAGGGTCGCCAATTTCCAGGCGAACTCTTCTTATAGCTTCGTGCATGTACATAAATTAATCCCTTAGTATGCGAAATCGAGTCTTGAAACAGCGGTCTGCCGTATCTGACTCTGAATTGGCTGTCCTATGTTCCATTCCATTATAGTCGTTGAAGTCACCTTACTACGTGTCATGAACAGGCTTTGCTTCAGTGCGGAAAGCCTCTGATTCATGTGCCATTCAACAGTTACCTGCGGACTTACCTTCTTGAGCGTGCGCCACTCAACAGCAACTGTGCTTGTGACAGCATTGATGAATCTCCACTGGAATTGTGGCTGCCACGGAATCTGCTTGTAATACCTAATCGGATG